AAGCTGAAGCCGAAGGTGTGGATGCTGTAGCCGCAGCAGAACAGGTTGCTGCCGACCAAAGACAGCAGTTTGAAGGCCAGATTTCAGGCCTAGATCAACAACTACAAGATTTAGAAATATCTAAGCAAGAAGCTATTGCAGCTGGAGATCAACAGAGAGTCGCTGAATTAGAAGCGCAACAACAACAACTTACTCAAGAACGTGAACAGATAGTCAGCCAGATGGAACAGCAATTTGGCGCTGAACGTGGCGAGCTTGAAGGTCAAATTACATCTTTAGATGAGCAGCTAAATCAGTTGCAGATAGATAAGGAACTTGCTATTCAGCAAGGAGATGAGCAAAGAGTTCAAGAGTTAGAAGCCTTGGAACAACAATTAACTTCTGAAAGAGACCAAATTGTTAGCCAAATGGAACAACAATTTGGCGGAGAACGTAGCGAATTAGAAGGACAGATTACTAGCCTAGACGAACAGCTTGCTCAGTTAGAAATAGACAAAGAACTTGCTATTCAACAGGGTGATGAACAGCGTGTTGCAGAGCTTGAGGCTCAACAACAGCAATTAACCCAAGAGCGTGAGCAGATTGTTAGCCAAATGGAGCAAGCATTCGGAGGTGAGCGTTCTGAGTTTGAAGGGCAGATATCTAGTTTAGAAGACCAACTCAGTCAGTTAGAGATAGATAAAGAGTTGGCTATTCAAGCAGGTGACGAGCAAAGGGTAGCTGAACTAGAAGCCCAAGAACAAACTTTAATCCAACAAAGAGATGAATTGGTTGCCCAAATGGAGCAACAATTCGGCGGCGAAAGAGGTGAGCTAGAAGCAAGGATTGCTGAGATAGAATCTGCTCAACAAGCCGCTATTGCAGAGCGTGACCAAGCTATTGCAGAACAAGACAATATAAGAGCGCAAGCAGCCGAACAACAAGCGCAAGCCCTAGAAGGACTTAAGCAAGAGCTTCTTACAGAGCGAGCAGGTATTGTTGGCGGATTAGAAGGGACTATTGGCGACTTACAAGGTGAAATAGATGGTCTAACTGGAGCAAGAGATACTGCTATAGCCGAAAGAGATCAGGCTATTGCTCAACAAGATACGATTAGAGCTGAATCTGCAGAGGCGCAAGCCCAAGCACTTGACGCTCAAGCAAACGATTATCAAGCTCAATTAGATGAAATAACAGGTCAAAGCACTCAATATCAAGGCCAGGTAACTGAAAGAGACCAGACGATTGCAGATTTACAGGCGCAGATTGCTGCTTTACAAGATGCTGGACAACCTCCAGCAGATACGCCTCCTCCTCCTCAAGATGTAGGCGGACCCGTTATACCTCCAAGACCACCTCAAGTACCTCCTAAAATGAAAGACCCAATATTTATAGATGATGGCCCTGGTTTTATAGATGACAAGCAACCACCTATTAAAGTACCAGGAGGTACTCCAGGATTTTACGATAGGAAAGGTCCTATTGCTAAAGACCCTAGAATTCCAGACCCAAGAGAAAAATTTATTTCGTATGAAAGAGAACCAGTTGCACCAATATTTAAGCCAAGTCCTATAAAAGCTCCACCCCCAAAAATGAGTGTTGGCGGTATAGGTGGATTTTCTGGGAAAAGAACTGGTAGAATGGCAAGAAGATAAAGGAAATTAATATGAATATGGACAACGAACCAAGAATGCAAGATAGAAGCCCAGAAGGCCAGATGTTTGCAATTGAATCAGAAATTAAAAATATGATGAAAGAGTACGAGATGGCTGTTAGGAATGGTGAGAATCAAAGAGCGCAAATGATTGCAGATCAGATTGGTAAGCTAGAAAAGATGAAGATTGAGATTCAAGAAACAACTAGGCCAAGACAAATAGATAATATTAAATCTATCTTAAATGCAGGAACTTTAGGCATGACTCCAGGAAAAGATATGGGAGGTAGACCTGTAAATATGAATGCAGATACAGTAAGAAAAAATCAAATGGAAATGGGAGATTTAAGCAGATTTGGTATGGCTAGTGGAGGCGAAGCCTCTTTCCCAGATTTAACAGGAGATGGACAAGTTACTCAAGCTGATATCTTAAAAGGTAGAGGTGTAGAGTTTGCCGAAGGCGGCGAAGCTATAGGCGACGATCTTGCTGGTATGGCGATGTCTCAAGAAGAGGCTATGGCTGAAGTTGGCAACGCAGAAAAAGAAATGGCGATGATTCAACAGCTTGTTACTGTAGTTCAGCAATTATTAGCTGAAGGTATATCTGAAGATGACTTAGTTGCTTTCTTGAAAGAACAAGGCCTAGACGATGAAGATATAGATAGTCTAATGCAAATGGTTTTACAGTCTCAATCAACTCAAGCACCTGATCAAATCGGTCAAGAACTACAAGGTATGATGTAATGGGTTTTTTAAGTAATCAGTTTACTAGACCAGCTCAAATCCAACAAACAGGACAGCAACAACAAATGATGCAACCAGCTGTAGGTATGCCGCAACGAACTGGCGCAGCTACAATGGCAATTACTCAAGGTCCTGGTGGGCAAATGTATACAGACGGTTCTATGCAGACTCCATATAATCCTCCTCAAAATCAGCCGTATCAACAAGATATTGCTCGTCCTATAAATGATAATATGAGAATGGACATTCGAGATAGAAGAGCTAGACCCCCTCAAGGCGGTATAGGCTCATTCCCTAATCCATTTGGTAATAGAGGCGGATTTGGTAATCCTTACGGCGGTAGCCGAGGCGGATTCGGACAGCAACCTGGATTTGGTGGCGGTATGTACGGCAATCCTTACGGCGTCGGTGGCTTTGGTATGCAAAGACCTCCTCAGTTCGGTGGTGGATACGGTATGCAACAACCTGGATTCGGTGGTGGATTTGGTAGACCACCTATGTTTGGTGGAGGTTTTGGCGGCGGTTATGGAATGCAACCACCTCAATTTGGCGGAGGCTACGGTGGTGGCTACGGCGGAGGAATGGGCGGTGGTTTCGGCGGTGGCAGATACAGAAGAATGCCTCCAATGTTCGGCGGAGGGAGTCCCTTTGGACCTGGATTCGGCGGTGGTATAGGCGGTATGTTCCCTGGTATGGGAGGCGGATATGGTCAAAGACCTCCTATGTATGGCGGTGGATTTGGCGGAGGATTCGGAGGTGGATTTAGACAACAACCTCCTAGTTATGGTGGTATAGGCGGTGGGTTTAAACAACCGATGCCAGTAAGACCTCAACCTATGCCTATAGCTAGGCCTAGACCTGTATTTAATAAAGGTCCAGGCTCTATGGGAAGAAATGAAATACATATAGCAAGACTGCCTGAGCTAAGTTTAAGAGGTAGACCTGCTATGATGCAAACTCAAGGCCCAGAAAGTTTAGGTTTTGGACAAATGGAATTCTTGACCAACAAAAAATGAATGAAGATTTACCAAACGTTGAATCTATAATTGCACCTCTAAATATTCAAGAACAAAGAGAAGCTTTTGGCGGTCCTTTGTATCAAATGATGAACCCTAGCGGTAAAAAAATAGCAGATGCTGTAAGCGGTGGTATTAACAGTTTAACAAGTGATCCTATGATGGCTTTGCCTGGTGGTTTGTTTGCCAAGATGACTAGGACTCAATTATTAGAAGAATTAGCAAAAAGAAATAAAATTTTTAAAAAATTAGAATTTAATTTTAAAAGAGAAAAATACAACTTTGAAAAAGGTGGACCAGATGAAGCTCAAGCAGCAGCTTCTGCAATGAAAAGAATAGATAACCAAGCTACTCCAATAAGAAAACAAATTGAAGAAATAGAAGATATATTAAATAAATCTAAATGAATCTCTCAAATTTAACCGAGACAGAACTGAAAGAAGCTCTGATGCTCAAAGAAAAGCTGGACGGCTTTGAAACCCAAGATAAATGCCAAAACGATTTTTTGGAATATGTGCAACACATGTGGCCAGAATTTATATGCGGTCGCCATCATAAGATTTTTGCAGAAAAGCTTAACAAAGTAGCAACAGGCGAGATTAAGCGTTTAATTGTTAACATGCCTCCTCGTCATACCAAGTCAGAATTTGCATCTACCTTCTTCCCATCATTTATTATGGGTAAGAAACCTAAGATGAAGATTATGCAAACAACCCATACAGGAGAACTTGCTGTACGATTTGGTCGTAAGGTCAGAAACTTGATGGACCAAAAAGAATACAAGGATGTCTTCCCAGAAGTTAAACTCCAAGCCGATAATAAATCAGCTGGACGTTGGGAAACCAACAAGGGCGGCGAATACTTCGCAGCTGGTGTGGGTGGTGCTGTTACTGGTAGGGGTGCGGATTTATTGATTATTGATGACCCTCATTCAGAACAAGATGCTCTTAGCCCGAATGCACTTGAGTCTGCTTGGGAATGGTATACATCTGGACCTAGACAGCGTTTACAGCCTGGTGGAGCTATAGTATTGGTTATGACGCGTTGGTCTTCTATAGATCTAACAGCTAAGCTATTGGACTCCCAAAAAGAAGCACTTGCAGATCAATGGGAAATGATAGAGTTTCCTGCTATTTTTCCAGAAACAGACAATCCTTTGTGGCCTGAGTTCTGGCCTAAAGATGAATTATTAAAAGTTAAATCTTCTATTCCTGGAATCAAATGGAATGCTCAGTGGATGCAGAATCCTACAGCTGAAGAAGGAGCTATCATAAAAAGAGACTGGTGGAAGCGATGGACTCATAAGAGCATACCACCTGTAAAATATATTATGCAGTCATACGATACTGCCTTTTCTAAAAACCAAACTGCTGACTTTTCAGCGATATCTACTTGGGGTGTTTTTAAACCCTCAGAAGATGCTCCTGATTGTTTAATACTATTAGACTGTCAAAAAGGTCGTTGGGACTTTCCAGAGCTAAAAGAAATAGCTATGCGTGAATACACTTATTGGGAATGCGATATGGTTCTTATTGAAGCAAAAGCGTCTGGAACTCCACTTACCCAAGAGCTACGGCGAATAGGTATTCCTGTTGTTAATTACTCTCCGACTAGAGGCCATGATAAACATTCTAGGATGCACTCGGTTGCTCCTATCTTTGAATCAGGAATGGTGTATGCACCTAATAAGACCTTTGCAGAGGATATGATAGAGGAATGTGCGTCATTTCCATTTGGTGCTAACGATGATTTATGTGATACTATGACTCAAGCTTTAATGAGATTTCGCGAAGGCGGATTTGTCTCGTTAAATAATGATTATGAAGATAAAGAAAGAGAAATAAGACAGAGGGTTTATTACTAATGGCAATTGAAAGACAAGTACCAGATCCAGCTCAAATTGCAGAACCAGTACAAGATTTAACAAACGAAAGATCAACTGAAGATATTGATGAAGAAATTATTGAAGTCTTAGATGCTATGGGCGAAGGCGAAGATAATATTCAAATGCAAGAAGACGGTTCTGCAATATTAGGTCCAGAAGAACCTATGATGCCAAATGTAGGTTTTGCAGAAAATTTAGCAGAAGTTATATCACCTCAAGAGCTATCTACTATCTATATAGAATTAGTGGGAGCTATTGAAAGCGACAAATCATCTAGAGAAGATTGGGAAAGAACTTATACAGACGGACTTAAATACTTAGGTATGAAGTTTGACGATAATAGGTCTGAGCCTTTTGCAGGGGCTAGTGGTGTTATTCATCCGTTATTAGGAGAGTCTGTTACTCAGTTCCAAGCGCAAGCATATAAAGAATTACTACCAGCTGGAGGCCCTGTTAAAACGCAAGTAGTAGGTGCTTATGATGGTTTGGTTGAAGAACAAGCTCAAAGAGTTAAAGAGTTTATGAATTATCAGATTCTTCATGTTATGGAAGAGTATGATGAAGAATTAGACCAAATGCTTTTTTATCTACCTCTTGCAGGTTCTGCATTTAAAAAAGTTTACTACGATGAAACTCTAGGAAGGCCTGTATCTAAATTTGTAGCTCCAGAAGATTTGATTGTTCCTTACTATACAACTGACTTAGAAACCTGTTCGCGAATTACTCATGTTGTTAAGATGCCAGAAAATGATGTAAGGAAATTACAAGCTATTGGATTTTATAAAAATGTAGATGTTGAGTCTGGAGATAATGTTACTTTAAATTCAGACATACAATCAGAAAAAGAAAAGTTAGAAGGTATGGAGCCAAGTTATGATGATGGTGAGGTATCTGTTTTATATGAAGTTCATTGCAATTTAGACCTAGAAGGCTTTGAAGATATAGGTCAAGATGGTGAGCCTAGTGGAGTTAAGTTGCCTTATATCGTAACTATAGACTCTAACAGCGAAAATATTTTAGCTATCAGAAGAAACTTCAAAGAAGAAGATCCAATGAAGAAAAAGACTGAATACTTTGTTCACTTTAAGTTTCTTCCTGGATTGGGCTTTTATGGGTTTGGTTTAACACACATGATTGGTGGTTTATCTAAAGCCTCTACATCTATTGTTAGACAGTTAATTGATGCTGGTACTCTAGCTAATTTACCTGCTGGTTTTAAAACTAGAGGTATTAGAATTAGAGATGAAGACGAGCCAATACAACCAGGTGAATTTAGAGATGTTGATGCTCCAGCAGGCTCACTTAGAGATGCTATTCAACCATTACCATTTAAAGAACCAAGTGGTACTTTACTTAATTTATTAGGTTTATTAGTACAATCTGGTCAAAGATTTGCCTCCATAGCAGATACAAATATTGGAGAGGGTAACTCTCAAGCTCCTGTAGGAACTACTTTGGCTCTTATGGAAAAATCAAGCAAAGTATTATCTGCTATTCATAAAAGATTACATAACGGTCAGAAAAAAGAATTTAGATTATTAGCCACTATTTTTAAAGATAGTCTGCCTCCTGTATACCCTTATGCGGTATCGGGAGGTAACATGCAGGTTAAGCAACAGGACTTTGATGATAGAGTTGATATATTCCCAGTAAGTAATCCAGACATATTTTCTACTAGCCAGAGAATAGTTATGGCTCAAGAAATGATGCAGTTAGTTCAATCTAATCCAGAGATTCATGGTCCTGGTGGAACTTACGAAGCTTACAGAAGAATGTATGCTGCTTTAGGTGCAGATAATATAGACCAATTACTGATGCCACCACCAGATACAACTCCTAAACCTATGGAGTCTGGTATGGAAAATAGTGGTCTTATGATGGGTGGACCAGCTCAGGCATTCCCAGAGCAAGACCATGATGCACATATAGCAACTCATGTGTCTTTATTAAATATGGCTCCTGTTCAGATGAATGCTCAGATACAAGGAAATATACATTCACATATCATGCAGCATTTACAGTTAAAAGCAGATGCAATTGCTCAACAGCAAATGCCTCCAGAAGCTATGCAACAGTATCAACAAATGCAACAACAAGCTCAACAGATGCCTCCGCAAGAAGCTGCTCCAGTTATGCAGCAAGCTCAGGCAATATTGGCTCAATTTAGTTCGCCAATCATGTCTGAACTAATGCAACAATTCTCTCAACAGGTATCAACTCCGCCAGAGGAAGATCCTCTTGTAACAATTAGAAAACAAGAACTTGCACTTAAGGGTCAAGAACTTTCTCAAGATCAAGAGCAGTTTGAAGCTAAAGAAAGAATGAGAATGGAAGAAAAATTACGTCAAGATAAAATTGATGTAGAAAGAATACAGGCTCAAAAAGATATAGCAGAGTTAAAAGACGACACAACTAGAGATAGAATGGATCAACAAAAAGAACTTAAATTAATTGATATTGGTTTAAAACAATTGTAAGGTACACTATATGAAAAACGTAAAAGTATTAAAAGGAAAACAAGGTTACTCTAATAAGGGTTCCGTGCCATTTAAAGCTGTTTCAGAAGCACCTAAAAAAACTAAAGCTTCCTCTACTCCAGGAATGGGTAAAGGGAAGGCTAGAGGTATGGGCGCTGCTGAATTTGGCGGCAAGTTTTCTGGTATATATTAAATGTCAGTTCTTTGGCTGTCTGAACAGCTAAAAAAAAGAATTGCTGAAAAAAAAGATGATATTCAAGTCTCAATTATGAATGGGGCTAAAGATGTTGAAGAGTATCATTATCTACGTGGGCGCTACAATTCTCTCGCCGACTTAGAATCTGAACTTAGAGAATTGCTAAAAAAGGTAATAGAAAACGATGAGCAAGGTAATAGTTCCTGAACATGTCGCAAAAGCAGTAGAAAAAGATAATCTACTAAAAGCAAAAGAAGAAAAAACCCCAGAAGCAGTTAAAGAAGTAGAAAATGCTTATACAGAAGCTTCTAAAAGAGTATTGGATCCTTCCTTGCTCGATAAATCATTTTTAGAACGTATGCCTCAGCCTACAGGTTGGAGGATTCTTATATTGCCATACAAGGGCAAAGGTGTAACTGAAGGCGGTATTCAGCTAGTTAAAGAAACAGTTGATAGGGAATCATTGGCAACAGTAGTGTCCTACGTTGTTAAAATGGGGCCTATGTGTTACTCAGATAAAAACAAATTTGGAGATACTCCTTGGTGTGAAAAAGGAGATTGGGTGCTAATTGGTAGATATGCAGGAGCTAGGTTTAAACTTGGCGACGATGCAGAGTGCCGTATTATAAACGACGACGAAGTTATCGCGACTATTGAAGATCCCGATGATATCGTTAGCGCATAACGTGAGGAGGACTCATGCAAGAACCACAAATGAATGAAGAAGTACAACAAGATCCTATAGAAGATGGAGAAATTGTTGAGCTAGAAACAGAAGAATCTTCAGAAGGTAAAGAAGCTGAAGCAGTAGTAGAAAATGTTTCTGAAGAAGAAGAAAAGAAAGTTAAGAAAGAAGACGAGTTAGAAGATTATTCTAAGGGCGTTCAAAAAAGAATAGCTACGCTTACCAAGAAAATGAGAGAGCAGGAAAGAGCAGCTAATTCTGCTTATGAATATGCTCAATCATTACAAGCAGAGAATCAAAAATTAAAACAAAGCAGTACAGAGTTAAATAAAAATTATTTAAGTGAAGCTCAAAACAGATTGAACTCTCAAAGAGCGCAAGCTAATGCAGTTTTAAAAAATGCTTATCAAGAACAAGACTGGGACAAGGTAACAAAGGCCCAAGGTATTCTTGACAAGATAACAGTAGAAGAAAGCAAGTTGGCAAATACTACTCCAGTACAAGTAGAACAACCAACTAGCTATCAAAATTACCAAGCTCCAATACAGCAACAGGCTCCAGTTCAGCAACAAGCTCAACCAGATCCTGCAGCAGAAGATTGGGCTAGTAAAAATGAGTGGTTTGGCGAAGATGAGACAATGACCCTAGCTGCTTTTAACATTCATCGTAAATTAATTGAGGAAGAGGGCTTTGACACTTCTGATACTACATATTATGATGAGATAGATAAACGTATCAGAACTGAATTTCCTCACAAATTCTCAACAGGTGATGAAGTCAAGTCTAATAGCAAAATGCAACAAAATGTTGCACCAGCTGGAAGAAGTGATAGTTCTGGGCGCAAACGTCAAGTCAAACTTAGCGCAAGCGAAGTTCAAATGGCAAAACGTTTAAATGTGCCGCTTGGTGAATATGCCAAGTACATTAAAAGGTAAATTATTATGACTGATGAGAATAAAATAGAACAACAAAACAGAACTCCGCGTTCTGCAGAAACTCGAGCTAAAGATACTGCTCGCAAACCTTGGCGTCCCCCATCTATGTTGGATACGCCTCCAGCACCTGAAGGATATACCTACAGGTGGATAAGAGCCGAACTTGTCGGCGAAGAAGATAGAAAAAATGTTATGTCTAGGATGCGTGAGGGTTTTGAACTCGTACGTTCTGAAGAAATACAGGATTTTGATCTTCCGAGCATGGACGATGGAAGGCACGCTGGAGTAGTAGCCGTGGGTGGTTTGCTGTTGGCGAAGATTCCTAATGAAACACGTGATGAAAGAAACGCCTATTTCAATGATCGTGCAAAACTGCAACAAGATGCAGTTGATAATGACTTAATGAAAGAATCTGACCCTAGTTCTCCGATGTTAAAACCTCAGAGATCTACAAGCGTAACTTTTGGTGGTGGAAACAGAGATTAATCTGATTTCACTTAAATAAAACTTTTTAAAAAAAGGTAAATATTATGGCGAATGTAAATGCACCTTTCGGTTTAAAACCCATTGGAAAGTTAGGCTCGGCTGTTAATTCTACAGGAACAACAGAGTACGACATTCTATCAGGTACAACTGGAACTATTTATACAGGCGACCCAGTTAAAATGGTCAACACAGGCGGTATTGCCGTTGCTGCTGCTGGCGATTTATTACTAGGAGTCTTTCAAGGCTGTCACTATACTGATTCAAACGGAGACAAAATTTTCTCTCCTGTTTGGACTACAGCGACAGTAACCAGCGACTGCAAAGCAGCCGTTGTCGACGACCCAGATGCTTTATTTGAAGTACAATCAGCTGCTACAGGTAGCGTTACTCAAACCGATGTTGGTTTGAATGGCGACATTGTTTATGCTGCAGGTTCTTCAATATCAGGCGTTTCAGGAGTTAAAATTAGTGGCACTATGGCTACTGGTACAGCTCAACTGAGAATCATGGGTATATCAAACGATCCTTCTAACAATGCGTTAGGAACTGGATCTTTATCAACCAATGTTAACTTTATCGTCAGAATTGCCGAGCATTTTAACAGAACAGCTGCGGGAGTATAATAATGGCTATAAATAGAGCGCAATTAGCGAAAGAATTAGAACCAGGATTAAACGCCTTGTTCGGAATGGAATATGCTAGGTATGATAATCAACATACTGAAATATTTGAAACTGAGTCATCAGACAGAGCTTTTGAAGAAGAAGTAATGATCGTGGGATTTGGTAACGCATCAGTAAAAGGCGAAGGTAACGCTGTCGAATATGACAATGCTACTGAAGGTTTTACTGCACGTTATGCTCACGAAACAGTTGCTTTAGCTTTCTCTCTAACTGAAGAAGCGGTTGAAGATAACTTATACGATAGACTTGGCTCAAGATATACAAAAGCTTTAGCTAGATCTATGGCAAACACAAAGCAAATTAAGGCAGCTTCTGTTCTTAATAATGCTTTTAGTAGTAGCTTTACTGGTGGTGATGGTCAAGCTTTAGTATCAAATGCTCACCCTCTAGGTGGCGGTGGTACTGCAAGTAACAGACCAACAGCTTATGCTGATTTAAACGAGACTTCATTAGAAGATGCTCTTATTAATATCTCAACTTTAGTTGATGATAGAAATTTGACAATTGCTCTACAAGGCAGAAAGCTTATTGTTCCACCAGCATTACAATTTGTTGCTGACAGATTATTACAAACTCCTGGTAGAGTTGGTACTTCTGACAATGACATTAATGCTATTAAAAACATGGGTATGGTACCTGAAGGATATGTTGTTAATAACTATCTAACAGATACTGATGCTTGGTTCCTAAAGACAGATTGTCCTGATGGATTCAAACATTTTGAGAGAAGCCCTATGCAAACATCACTAGAAGGTGATTTCGATACTGGTAACATGCGTTACAAAGCTAGAGAAAGATATTCCTTCGGCTACTCCAACTGGAGAGCTGTGTTCGCATCTCAAGGAGCATAATCTTAATTGATTGTCTAAAGGGAGTTTCGGCTCCCTTTTTTTTTGACTAAAACTAATATACAATCAAAAGACTAGGATTTATTAACTTGTTCTACAGACTGACCTAGCAGACAAGCCAAGACAGTAGAACTTATTTCCCAGGAGGAAATTATGGCAAAATCAACATTCTCTGGTCCTATCCAGTCACTAGCAGGATTTATTTCAGCAGGTAACGCTAACGTAGTTAGTTTAACTGCAGATACAACACTAAGCGTAAACTCACACGCTGGTAAAATTTTAACTTGTAACGATGCAGATGGTAAGTTTACTTTACCAACTATTGTTGCTACAGCCCCAGGAAGCAACGATGATCCTAACCAAACTAATAATTTAGGTGCTTCATTTACTTTTGTAATTGAAACAGCAGCTACAGACTTAGATATTAAAACTGACGGAACAGATAAATTCGTTGGTGGACTATATATGGGTAAAAGTGATGCAGCAGGTAAAACATTCTTTTCAGGTGCTAGTAATGATGTTATTACTTTAAACGGCACTACTAAAGGTGGTATAGCTGGAACTATTATTAAAGTAACTGCTATTGGTTCAGCTAAGTACGCAGTAGAAGGTATAGTATTAGCTTCTGGTACTGTAGTAACTCCATTTGCTGACGCGTAAGGAGTAATTTATGGCAGACGCAGTAACCTCAACAACATTGATGGATAGCGATAGAGTCGCTATTATTCAGTTAACGAATACATCCGATGGTACAGGCGAGGCAGCAGTTAAAAAAGTAGATGTTAGCGCTTTAAGTGATAGCTCTACAGGCCAAGCATGTACGGGCGTACGTTTAGCAAAAATTGTATATTCTACTTTTGGAATGAGTGTAAAACTTTTATGGGATGCAACTACAGATACAATCTGTTGGGATCTAAACGCAGACTATACGACAGATGAAGATTTTACAGATTTTGGAGGAGTTAGAAATACATCAGGAAGTGGAAAAACTGGCGATATTATGCTGACTACTACTGGGCATTCTGACGGCGATTCGTATGTAATAGTTCTTACTCTTTATAAAGATTTTGATTAATTTTTATAATGGCTGAATACAAAGGTAAAACAGTAACTCTTAACAAACCCAGGGCTATCCCAAAAGGTAGTCCTGGATATGGTAAAAAACGAAAAGAAGTTTTTGTTAAAAACTGTAGTAGCGAAAGCAGTAGAGTTAAAAGAATTACCTTTGGCGATGCAAAAATGGGTATGCACAAAGATACCGCATCAAGAAAAAAATCATATTGCGCTAGAAGTAGTGGAATAAAAAGTGATAGATGTAGTGCTAACTATTGGGCTAGAAGAGACTGGGATTGTTAAATGGCTAAATCAAAAACAAAAAAAGACGCTTGTTATCATAAAGTAAAATCTAGATATGATGTATGGCCTTCTGCTTATGCAAGCGGAGCTTTAGTTAAATGCAGAAAGGTTGGTGCAGCTAACTGGGGTAATAAAAGCAAAGTTAAAAAAGCTTGCGGAGGCGAAGTAACCTTTGTTAACGCTAAAGGTTTTAGCAAAATGCTTCCAGGAAAACGTAAGCAAACTAAATTAGGATAATGGCTAAAGAAACCTTAAGAGATTGGTACAACAAAAACGACGGTAAAGGCTGGATTGACTGCAATACAAAAGGTCCTTGCGGTAGAAAAAAAGGCGAAAAAAGAAAAAAATATCCAGCTTGCAGACCAACTTTAGCTCAATGCAATGATAATAAAAATAAAAAAAAGGGACCAAAGGCAATTAGCTGGAAGGATGATAGAGTTAAAAAGAAAAACGGTGGTTTTATAGCTAGAGGCTGTGGTAAGGTTATGAACAATCGTAGAAAAGTAACTACAATAAGTTAGGAGAATAAAATGTTTAAAAGAACTAAAATGTATGCTGCTGGTGGACCTGTAAAAGGAACTAAATATATGTCCAAAGGTGGCGCAGCAAAAGGAACTAAATATATGGCAATGGGCGGAGCTGCAAAAGGTACCAAGTATATGTCTAAAGGTGGAGCAGCTAAAGGAACTAAATATATGTCAAAAGGCGGCAAAGTTTAATTTGCACCTTACATGTCATATTTAATTTCTAACATACCGCAGTTTAAATGCTGGGTAAGAAAAGAATTTACAGCAAATCATAGTAATTATCACGGAGAGTATTTGCATGCTCTTGTTATAGCTGTAAATACACTACCAGATAGATCTTTATCATTTCAAGTAGTTTTTACTGGATGTGAAATAGACAATGAAGAAGATGCGCCAAACATTCATGGCGGCGCTATGTGGGCAAGAATGCCTATCCAAGCTTTAGTAGCAGATATTCCTTTAGAGGAATGGCCAACTCCTATGGAAGACCATTTAGCTCAACCTTGGGATTGCTTAAGTCACGAACATTCTGTTGTGGTTTTAGATAGGGTAAGTTCATCTCCCTGGCTTTGTAAAATAGGTGGAGAATTTCATACTGGTAAGTATTTATTTACTGTAGACTATACTGATAACTCAATAGCAGATGACCCTGCTCAACATAAGCAGTCACATGTGTTATATTTAACTGATGCTGGCGAGTATACTGGTAATTTTGTAGCTTTACCTAATAATAGAGTAAGAGCTACGAATCCTGCTTTATGGCGTGTAGGTGAAGGAGCGCCAGATTTTATGCCTTCACAATGGACACATTCAGCAGAACAACATGAGAGTTATATGGACCCAAACGTAACGTTTAACAATCTATATGCTCCAGAGGAAGATTAATTATGGCAACATCTGATAGTACAAATTTTGAACCAAACGTAACTGAGTTTGTTGAAGAAGCTTTTGAAAGATGTGGTCTTGAATTACGTACTGGTTATGATTTGGTAAGCGCAAAAAGATCTATTAACCTTATGTTAGCTGAATGGGCTAATAGGGGTTTAAACCAATGGACTATAGAAGAGGCTACCCAAACTGTTACTGAAAATACTTTAACCTATACCTTAAACTCTAATGTAATAGATATATTAGATTGTAACCTTAGAAGAACTGATGGAAGCGTAACGACTGATTTATCTATGAGAAGATTAAGTCGTAGTGAATATCTTAATATTCCAGTTAAAGCAACAACAGGAAGACCTAGCCAGTTTTTCTTAGACAAACAAAATGCACCAGTTTTAAAAATATGGCCAGCTCCAGAAAATTCTACAGATGTACTAGTGTTTAATAAGCTGGTAAGAATGGATGATGCAGATACGGCTATTAATACTATGGATATGCCTTTTAGATTTTATCCTTGTTTTGCAGCTGGTTTAGCTTATTACATATCAGTAAAGAAAGCTCCAGAAAAGTCAGGTATGTTAAAACAAATGTATGAAGAGGAATTTGAAAGAGCTTCATCAACAGACGAGGATAGGGCTTCATTTAGAATTAGGCCTTATATAAGTTAATGGCTTACGCTTCAGCAAAATTTGCAAGAGCTTTATGTGATAGATGTGGTTTTGAGTATAAATTATTAGATCTTAAAAAAGAATGGAATAATTTAAAGACTTGTCCAGATTGTTTTGAAACTAAACACCCTCAATTAGAACCTAAACCAGCTATATCAGATCCAGAAGCCTTATACGAGCCTAGACCAAATAATGATGTAGAAGTTGGAGAAGGCTACATATTAAGTAACAATGATAATATAATTGGTAGTCCTATACCTGGTTATAGAATGACATCATCTTTAGGAGAGGTTACAATTACAGTATGACTTATTCAGAGCTAAGCACATTAATTCAAAACTATCTTAATAATGATGAGTCCACTTTTGTTTCAACAATAGCTGATTTTGTAAAAAATGCAGAAGATAGAATATTTAATTTAGTTCAAGAAGATGTATTTCGTAAAAATGTTCAAGGTACGGTTACAACAGGAAACAGATTTTTAACAGCTCCAAATGATTTTCTTCTTAGCTTTTCTTTAGCAGTTATAGATTCAACAACAAACGATTATCATTTTTTGTTAAAAAAACATCCAAGCTTTATGCAAGAATACACTCCAGATTTAAGTGATACTTCTTTAAGAGGTTTGCCAAAATATTATGCAGATTATGATAAAGCATATTCAACATCTTCTAGCTCTGGATCAACAATAGCATTAGCTCCAGTACCAGATGCAAACTACACAGTAGAATTACATTACTTATACAAACCAACAAGTTTAGTTTCAGATACATCAGGTACCTGGTTATCTGTTAATGCTAGGGATGCTTTATTATATGCATCTTTAATTGAAGGCCATACTTTTATGAAAGGTGAGCCAGATTTATTAGCAAATTATGAAAATAGATTCGCGCAGGAAATAGCAAGAATAAAAGAACGAGCCGAGGCAAGAGGTAGACGAGATGAATACCGATATGACTCACTCCGCTCGCAAGTAAGTTAACTTAACAAAAGGAGATAGGTATGAATCCAATCAAGGAACTTGAAGGGAAAAATGTAGCCATTGTCGGCATGGGCAGAAGCTGGTTTGATTACTGCATGGCAAAATCACATGGCGCACAATTCGACGAAGTATGGGCAATTAACGCAGTTTCTGACGTTATATACCATGATAGAGTCTTTATGATGGATCCACCATCTAGGTTTTTAGATACAGATGATGCAGGAGGCCAAACTAATAGTATGGCTAAAGTATTAAAAGAACATCAAGGACCTATATATACATGTGAACTAGACGAAAGATGTCCTGGTCTAGTTGAGTATCCAATTAATGAAGTATTAAAAGAATGGGGATGCCACTATCTTAACAATACCGTTGCTTATGCAATAGCGTTTGCTTTATACAATAAAATAGGACATTTACAAATGTTTGGCGTAGATTTTGGTTATAAAGGTAATTTATATTTTGCAGAGGCTGGAAGAGCTTGTACTGAATTTTGGTTAAGTAAATGTATGAGTGATGGAATGAAAGTGGAAGTAGCTCAGTCAAGTTACTTGCTTGATGCAGCAGTTCCAGCAGAAGAAAAGTTATATGGATATCATCGTTTAGATGATCCTTTGATTGTTTTATCTGATGATGAAGGTAATTTGCAAAGTATGAATCGTAGTGAAGTTGTAAAAAATCAAGAACCAGAAAAAGAAAAAGAACCTGTTTTAATAGATAGAAATGACAGTCATTTAAAAAAAAATGAACCTGTAGAGCCTAACAAATGGTAATAAAAATTACTCCAGATGGTTTGCCTGAATTAGGTATGGTAGAAATTGCTACAACCCAGTATGGAGGCCATCCTCCAGAGTTTTGGGCAAAGCAATTAACAGAAAAAATAGTAGGAGTTTCAGACGATAATGAAGAGCATGTTAAAGCTCAGGCAAGAGCCTACCAAGAACTAATATACAAAGTATGTTTGATATATATTAAAAATGCTTTAAAATCTTATAAGGCTACTTTAATTCAAGATTTATCTGGTCAAGGTAGCGAGGATTTAGCAAAAATAATTAAAGGTATTTAATATGGCAATTACATCTACTCTGACAACAAGCTTTAAAGTAGAGCTTTTGACTGGAACTCATAACTTTACCAATTCAAGTGGTAATAGTTTTAAACTGGCTTTATATACAAGCTCAGCTACTCTAGGAGCTACTACAACTGCTTTTACTACGACTGGACAAGCTAGTGGTACTAACTATACTTCAGGCGGAGCTGCGTTAACTAACGTAACACCATCTGCTACAGGAACTACTGCAGTTACAGACTTTAATGATCTAACTTTTAGTACAGCTACAATTACAGCAAGAGGCTGTATGATTTATAACGATACAAACGGTGATAAATCAGTAGCAACTATAGACTTTGGTGGAGATAAAACTTCTACCGCAGGTGATTTTACAGTAGTATTTCCAGCAAAAGCAGCGTCTACGGCAATTATACGTATAGCTTAAAATGCCTCAGTACCTAAACGGCTGGGGTCGAGGCACATTCGGTCAATTAGGTTTTGGTGAAGGCTCAATACCAGTCGAGCCAACTGCACCCGCTGCAGGTACAACTGGAACTCCCGTTGCGGCAGTCAATGCCCAAGCAATAGCTTCTGTAGGTGGTGTAACAGCTACTTTAGGATCTTTAAGTGTAACCATTCAAGCTGAAGCTAATGTACCTGTTTCAGGTGTTTTAGCCGCAAGTTTACTAGGTACAGCAACCACAACATCAGTCAATAATATATCCGTAACTGGTATAGCAACAACATCTGCTCTTGGAACAATAACTCTTTCAACGGTTAATAACATATCCGTAACGGGATTTGAAAGCACATCAGCGCTTGGAACCACATCTTTAGTTACCAACAACAACATATCAGTATCAGGACTTGCAGCATCATCTGCTGTAGGAACGCCAACCTTTATATTAGTTAATAGCGTACATGTTGACGGCGTTGCAGCAACTGGAGCTGTTGGCAGCTTAACTGTAAATGCCAAAGCAAATATAGTTCCAGAGTTAAACGCTATGACAGGATTTGTTGGGGATGTATTGGTTTGGGGTCTTGTAGATGAAGACCAAACCCCATCATACTCACCAGTTGATGAAAGTCAGAGTCCGTCTTATACTACAGTATCAGATACACAATCTCCAGATTGGGATGAAGTTGCTGCATAAATACTATATAATTTTTACGAGGAATAAAAATGGCAAGCACATACGTAAATGACTTAAGACTTAACGAGTTAGCAACAGGTGACGGAGCTGGAACTTGGGGTACTACTACTAATACAAACTTAGA